GCTCGGGATCAGTGTCAACGCGGTTCGGTCTCACGAATCCACAGCCCTTCGCAAGTTGCGATCGGCACTCAAGAAACTCAACACGACAAGGAGACTCGCATGATGGGTAGCAAGCACTTTGAGCATCTGATGCACTGCCTTCGCAGCAAGGCGGCGAAGGACATGAAGGCGAACGAGGAGTACGCGGTGGTCGCGTTGCGTCGGCTTCGACTCGGCAAGGACTGCGAGCGCATTCTGCAGTCGTTGGTGCGAGGAGCGACGAGCCCCACCGAGATCGCACGCGACCTCGGATGGGATCCACCGCTGGTCGTCCTTGAGCCACTCGATATCGCTGCGAAGCGATGGCTCGACAAGCGGTCGGCTGAACTTGCGGGCGAGTGACGAAGCAAGCCACGCACGCCGTCATGGGACGGCGTGCTGGCCTGTCGCGTTGACGGGAACTCACTTCATCAAACGCCGCACAGCGGCAGCAAGGAGCGACCCATGGTCGCAATCGGAAACTCATCGTTGGTTCTTCACGCAGGAGCGCATCAGGTCGAGAGGCAGCAGGTGTGCGATGTCATCACGCCCGAGGCGACTGACACTCACTTCCCGATCGCACACATCGCTGTGCTGCGCATGGTCGAGCAGACCGTCGCAGACCTCGGTTGGACGATCACGGAGTATGCGCATGCACTGCTCGGTGACGGCCTGCGCTACTTCGGTCTGCTTGCGATCAAGCGACCGTATGGTTCGAGCGACGAGTCGTGCCTTGAGACCGACGGCACCTATCAGTGGGTGCTGGGCATTCGCAACGCACACGACAAGTCATTCGCAGCCGAGGCGATCCTTGGGTCGCGCGTGTTCGTGTGCGACAACCTTGCCTTCAGCGGTACGGGCAAGTCCGTGTTTCGATTCGCACGCAAGCACACACGGTTCATCGAGCGCGACATGCCCGGACTCGTCTCGGGCGCGTTCGGCAACATGGTGCAGGGCATGCGGGCAGAGGCGAATCGCATCGCGTCCTACAAGCAGTTCGCGATCGAGAGCGAGGATCAGGTGCATGACTTCATGATCCGAGCGATGGATCGCCGTGCAATCACACCGCAGGCATTGCCTCATGTGCTGCGCGAGTGGCGACGCGAGGACGGCCCGGGCGGACTGGCTGTGCGATGCCGCGACGAAGACCCTGCCTTCGGTGCGCGCACTGCGTGGCGACTGCTGAACGCCTTCACCGAGGTCGAGAAGCAGAAGCCTTCGCCGATGGCAAGCCCGAAGCGCACGAGTCGCCTCATCGGTCTGTTGGATGGGTTCGTGGGCAACGCTGAAGAGGCCAGCGTGCTCGATGTCGGTGGCGTTGACGATTGAGTGTGATTGAGAGTGGGGAGGCGGTCGCCGACACGACCGCCTCCCCGGCGTGCAAAGACGCGACGCTGACAGCGTACCAAACCAGAAAGGCAAGGCAATGAAGACAGAGAACGCAGAGCGACGACCGCTCAAGGTGGTGTTGGAACTTCGTGAGAACGGCGACCCATACGGTCGTGGGTATGTGGCATCGGAGTCACGAGACGGTGGACTCACATGGGTCTACCGAGGCGATGTTGGATCAGCATCGCGTGAGTGGTGGAGACGCGAAGCGCGGCGCATTGGCGCGCAGTTGCGAGAAGTGCGAGGCGGTCGATGAGTCAAGTGCCCAATCTGATTCCGACACGATTGGTCGCGGACATCCTCGGAGTGTCACTAGGCCGAGTTCAGCAACTCGCAGCAGCGAGGGGTATCCCTCCCGTGTTGCTGGGCGGTCGGCGATTCTGGACGCAGGAACAAGTGTCACAACTGCGTCCCGGCAAGAACGGTAGACCACGCAAGGGCAGCAAGCCCGGAAAGGACGGCGACAAGTGATCACAGACAAGCAACGCGACGACAGAGCCAAAGGCATCGGCAGCAGTGAGGCTGCGACCATCATGGGATGCAATCGATGGCAGACACCGTATGACCTGTGGCTGATCAAGACTGGCCGAGCGCAATCGCCAGTCACCAACAACGCGATGCGCCTTGGGCAAGTGCTGGAGCCGACGCTTCTGCAACTCGCAGGAGAGCGACTTGGCACGCGCATCGTCCGACCGAGTACGACCTTCGTCGGGCATCGGCCACACTTCCGTGCCAACATCGATGGCATGGTTGGTGAGGCGCGGCGAGGCAGCGACATCGTTGAGATCAAGACGACGGGCGTGGCCGACGAGTGGGGCACGGAAGGCACCGATCAAGTGCCGATGGCCGTGCGCGTGCAGGTCTCGTATCAGATGGCCTGCAGCAGTTCGCACTTGGCGCATGTCGGGTGTCTCGTCGGGTCATGGGGCCTGCACTTCAAGTTGTATCGCGTCGAGTTCGACTCGGGCTTCACCGAGTACCTACTCGATCGAATCGACGCATGGTGGGGCAGGCACATCGTTGAAGATGTCCCGCCTGCAGAGTCCGCATCGATCGACCTGCTCAAGACCATGGAGCGCATCGACGACGAGAAGGACATGAGCGATCACCTTGATCTGTTCACGGCAGAGGAGACGCTCAAGCGCGAACTGGACATCGCTGAACGCAAGTACGAGGCAGCGAAGTCCGAGTTGTTGAAGCACCTCGGCAGTCATCGTCGAGGTCGCACTGGGCCGTACTCAATCGCAGTCACCGATGTGGCGACTGATCGATTCGATCGCAAGTCATTCGAGGCCGAGCATCCTGAACTCGCCTCACGCTTCGTTGTGCCGTCCGGGTACAAGCGCATCGACATCAGGAAGAAGAAGGATTGACCATGACACGCACCAAGGACAAGATCGTGGACGCAATGAATGCGCCGAACCAGCACGCCATCGACCTCAAGGAAGAGATCGACAGTCAGACACGCACATGGGAGTGGCGACTCATCGCAGCGCAGGCAGCGATGGCTCGCGTGGTGAAGGACTCGCGTGTTGCCTTCGGCAATCAGCGATACGCCTACACGAGTGCAGAGGACATGATCGGTGCATGCCGCGAGGCATTGCTCGGCGCAGGCCTCGCACTCACGCGCTCGTGGGACATCATGCGCACGGAGTACGGCCCAGTCGTGTTGAGTCGTTTCCGACTGCATCACACGAACGGCACAGTCGAGATGGGTGTGTGCCCGTTCCCGTTGGTCGGTCAGAGTGGCAAGGGCGAAGACAAGGCAGTCGCGACTGCCCTGACTTCAAGCCTCGGCTACTTCCTGCGTGACTTGCTGATGGTTCCGAAGGAGGATGACTCGCAGCAGATGGTCAAGGCACCAGAGATGGATGCGCGCGACGATCGCACGGTCACCAAGCCCGAGGAGCGCATCGGACTTGAAGGCGCAGCCTCGCTGCGTCAGCGTGTGCAGGTGACGGGCGCGACGCTCGCGCAGTTGCACAGCGCGATGGTGAAGGCAGGCGTGCCGCTGCCAAGCCCCGAGGTTCACACATGGCCCATCTCGTTGATGCCTCGCATTGAGAAGTGGATCACCGCGCAGGCGGCAAAGCCTGTCGCATGAACCATCGTTCTTCAAGTTGAAGAACTATCGTTTCGCCACTCATGCGTTGACGCGCATGGGTGGCCTTCAATCATGGTTTATCGTGTGACTATGATGCGCCTCCAATCAATCGCCCACGCTCGGAGGGCGCGACACCTGCGGGTGAACGAGCAACGCACCGACAGCGTTCCAGTCAAGTCGATCGTGGCCGTGCGTTCGTTTGCACGGCGAGAGGCAAGGACAGGCGACCTACCTTGCCCCGTGGCGCGAGCCACGCACTCAAGGCATCATGCGGTGGCTGCACACACGAGCAGCGAAATGGTGAACTGATGCCCAGCGACCGAAGCCAACGGCAACGGACTGCGACCCGCGTTGGGTCGCGCTCCCTCACCACAGCAACACGGAAAGGACTGCGATGAAGAACGGTACAGCGATGAGGTTGGAAGACTTGCGAATGGAGCCCGACGCACAAGCAAGGACGGCCATCAGGTCGGCAAGCGTCGAGGAGTATGCGGAGGCAATGCAGGACGGAGCATCGTTCCCACCCATCGAGGTGATGATGGTTGATGGTCAGGCCATCATCATCGATGGTTGGCATCGAGTCATGGCGGCATCGCAGTTGGGTCTCAAAAGCATCGACTGTGTGGTGGTCGAAGGCAGCACGATCGCAGACGCGCAGTGGTCAGCAGCCGCCGTGAACCAATCGCACGGCCTGCGCAGGACGAACGCGGACAAGGCGCGAGCCGTCACGCTTGCGCTGGCCGCATGCCCCGATGCGACCTATCAGCAGATCGCGCAGCACTGCGGCGTGAGTCAGGCAATGGTGAGCGCGTACTTCGCAGCCATGCAGGAGGTCGATCAGGCGAACGAGGTCGCGGTCGAAGCACCGCGCCAGTCGACTCGCAAGGCTCCCAAGCAGCGAACGCTGCAGGACGACATGGCAGAGGCAACCGCGAGCATCGAGGCAGCCGTGACACTTGTGACCACGGCCTCGGCGAGCATCGAGGCGTTGACGCAGTCAGCGTCGGGTGCGTACATCAACGCGCAGTCGGTGCTGTCTGATCTGTCGAACGCGGCGAGCGCGTTGAACGCTGCGAAGCCTCACAAGGTGTGCCCGCTATGCAACGGCGAACGATGCGAGACATGCCGCATGCTGGGCTGGGTCAGCAAGAAGCAATGGCAACTCATCCCGAAGAAGATGCGCGGGGAGTGAGTCGCAGGATCAGACTTTCACACATGGGCCATCCCGCGTTGGGATGGCCTTTCTCATTCAAGCAGGAGACACAGTATGGAACTCCGTGACTATCAAGAGCGTGCAGTGAGCAACGCGATGGATGCGATGCGTCTAGGCGGATCGACACTTGTGGTGATGGCGACTGGACTGGGCAAGACGATTGTCTTCGCCGAGATCATTCGTCGGTACATGATGACGGGCACGGGCAGGCGAGCGTTGGTGCTTGCGCATCGCGCCGAGTTGATTCATCAGGCCGCGCAGAAGATCGGCATGGTGGCTGGGTGCGATGTTGAGATTGAGATGGGAGAGCTGCGTGCGCGTGAGTCGACGCTCTATCGCGCCCCGGTCATCGTGTCGAGTGTGCAGACGCAGACGGCTGGCCGCAATGGATCGATGCGCATGCACAAGTTCAACCCGAAGCAGTTCGGCATCGTCATCATCGATGAGGCGCACCACGCTGTAGGCGACTCGTACCGCAAGACGCTAGAGCACTTCAAGCAGGGAGGTTGCCGCGTCCTCGGTGTGACGGCCACGCCCGACCGTGCAGATGAGGCAGCCCTTGGGTCTGTGTTCGACTCGACCGCATTTGAGTTCGGCATCCGTGAAGGCATCGAGGCGGGTTGGCTCGTGCCCATTCGTCAACGCCTCGTGAGCGTCACCTCGCTTGACTACTCATCATGTCGCACGACCGCGGGCGACTTGAATGGCGCAGACTTGGACAGCGTGATGCAGTACGAGGAGAACCTGCATGGGATGGTGTATCCCACGCTCGAGATCGCAGGCGATAGGCGAGGCATCATCTTCGCGAGCAGCGTGGCGCATGCCGAGCGCATCACCGAGATCATCAACAGGCACAAGCCGAGCAGTGCGGTGTTCGTGTGCGCCGCAACGCCGACCGATGAGCGGCGGTCGCTCTTCGCAGGCTTTGCTGAAGGTCGATACCAATGGCTCGTCAATGTCGGCGTGGCCACCGAAGGTTGGGACGATGCCGCGCTCGACCGCAAGGGCGTGCAGATCATTGCAATGATGCGACCAACCAAGTCGCGTGCCCTGTACTGTCAGATGATCGGACGAGGCACGCGACCCCTACCTCGCACGGTCGATGGCATCGCAGAGGCATCGATGCGCCGCGAGGCCATTGCAGGCAGCGCGAAGGACGGCGTGACCGTGCTTGACTTCTGTGGCAACGCGGGTCGCCATCGACTCGTGCATGTTGCAGACGCGCTAGCCGGCAAAGACCCCGACGAGCATGCGGGACGCATCGCGAATGAGATCGTCGAGCGAGGCGCGCACGCGGCCGAACTCGATGTCCTTCAGATCCTCAACCGGGCAGAGGTGCAGGCAGTCAAGGAGCGTGAAGCATCAACGCGCAAGGGCCTCGTGGTCAAGGCGGGGTACAAGTCGCAACTCATCGACCCTTTCCAGTTGATTGACCTCGCACCGCATCGCGAAGCAGCGTGGGCAAAGGGCGTGCCTGCGAGCGAGAAGCAGTTGACTGTACTGCGTCGCCTCAAGGTCGACATCCCTGACCTCTTGACGAGACGCGAAGCCAGTCGACTCATAGACGCGGCCATCAACACGCCCACGCCTGCACAAGCGTGGTGGCTGTTGAAGCATGGCCTTGAGCCGAGCGACTTCACGAGGCGCACGGCAAGCGAAGCCATCGACGCACTCAAGGCAGGCAAGGAGGTTCAGCGATGAAAGGCCTCGTACTGACACGGCGCAATGGTGAGCAGATTGTCTTCATGGACGAAGGCGGGACGGTGATCGGCACACTCACCGTCATCAGTTCAGAGTGGAACCGCGTGTCGATGCAGTTGGACTTTGTGGCCCGTGTGCGAATGGAACGCAAGCAGCCCGCGAAGGGCAGGAAGGTTGACCGTTATGCGTGAGCAAGAGCGATTCAAGGATGGTGACTTGGTGTTCGTCCGTGCGCGAGTCGTGCGGCACGGCAGCACCTACGAGTTCGTGAAGGGCACGGGAATGGAGAGCGACTGGCTCCTCGCACCGATCGATGCGAGCGGCAAGGAAGTCAACAGCGCGGGCTGCATATGGGCAGACCCGGTGAGCGTTGTGAGTGCAGCGGAAGTTCGATCAATCGTGAAAGGACACAAGCGATGAGTGCAGAGGACACATACAAGACCCATCACAAGAACTGCTGCTGCCTTGCGTGCGTGGTCGCGCAAGTTGGCGTGGAGGCAGCCGATGAGATCGAGCGGCTCCACAAGGAGACACAGGAACTGGCAAAGCGAAACGCGCTCCTGGTCATCGAGATCGAAGAGTTGCAGACGCAACTGCAGTGGATGCGTGATGAGCGCAACGCGCTGGCGAAGGCAGTGCAAGAGGCACACGCCGAACTCAACGCCCTGAACCACGCGGAGGACGATCAATGAGATCGTTTCAACTGGTCGACAAGCGGACAGGCGAGGTCACCTTCGATGGGCAAGAAGCAACGCGACTGCACCCGTGTTGGGTGTGCGAGCACTTGCATCAGCGGCAGTCATGGTGTCTGGTCGATGATGTTCGCGGCCTCGTGATCTGCCCGCGCGTAGAGAGTCCGCGGCGCATTGGTGACGCGGGATGGTTGCACGAACGAGGCGACGGATCGCCCGTGTCTGCGACCGCAACGATGACGAGGCGCGTGAGCGAACCACCAACGGTCAACATGACCGAGGAGTGGAAGCGATGCCGCGACCGAGTCACGACCGCGGACTATGTTCACCTTGCCGAAGCCTTGGGCATGAAGCCTGTGGACTTCCCGGTGTGGGTTGAACTTGGAATGCACTTCGGTGCGTGGGCGTTCGCGATGTACGACCCCAGCCATCGAGTGTGCGGCATCAAGTTGCGAGGACGCGATGGCGCGAAGTGGTGCATGCGAGGCAGCAGGCTCGGCCTGATCTACGCACGCACCTTCGCACCGTCCCTGCCGGAGATGATCGTGACTGAAGGCGAGTCGGATGCGCTCGTTGCGGCCTCTTGGGGCTTCAACGCAGTGGCTCGACCGGGTGCGAAGGCATGCACCACGCACCTTGAGACGATCTGCAAAGGCAAGTCGGTTGTGCTTGTAGCCGATCGAGACGCGGCAGGGATGGACGGTGCGCGAATGCTCGCGGCCGACCTGCGCAAGCGATGCAAGACCTGCACCATCGTCACGCCGCCGCCCGGTGTGAAAGACCTGCGGGCGTGGATGCTCGCAGGTGGTACGGGAGAAGAGTTGGCGTGGTTGATTCGATCCTCGCGAGGATGGTGAACAAGGCCCACGGCGTGTCATACGCCGTGGGCCTTTTTTGTTTTTGTGGGTAGCATCACGGCGTGCTGATCGACCCGCAATGCGAAGAGTGCGAAGCCAAGCGCGAAGCGTGCGAGCGTCGATGTCAGCGTTGGATACGATCGCTGTG